GAATCAATGACTTGGGGGCATCGCCCAGAAACAACCATCGTGGTGGCATATCTCGCGTTCCCATTTGTTTCCTCCATACACACCAAGGAATGAGATCCAATTGCGAGCATATTCGCTCTCCTTATAATAGAACACCACCTTCTGTCCTTCGGGTGGGATGCTGTCTCTGATGTCGTTCCATTCCATTACTTTCTCTCTCTTCTCAACTTGCAACCATTATCGCTTATTTCACGACCTAAGTCAAGTGGTTTATTTTCATAATAAAATCAATGACTTACAGCAAGTTCCGAGTCCTCGTACCAAGCACACAGTGATGTCCGTAGACTTTCCATGGGACGTATACGTCTCTGACCCTGACTTGAACCACAGTGGAGGTTCCATCCTTCTCATAAGAACCTCCCACCTCTTCGCACTCAATCTGTGCTGGCACATCGATATAGTGTGCCACAGAGAGTACTATCACCGCCAAAGCAGGAACACCGAATACCATTCCACGCTCCACCCAGTCGCACTTCTTCCAGAAATTAATAATTTTCATTCTACTTCACCGATCATATTGCTGATACTGACTTCATTTCCATTGAGAAAACACTGCTTTATCTACACGTTCCCGTTTCAATCCTGCGCCGAAGTCACTGTTATCCATTACAGGTTTATCATCTATTGAGGGCAACACCGACTCCTGCGACTCAGCATTATATAGTTTCATTCGAGATCGATCAACACCAACAACGAATCTTCGATGTAATGCTGGATCGCCGTAACGATTCTTCAACTGCTTCACCATAATCTGATTCATTCCTTCGAGTTCTTCAGAGGATATTGCCGCAACCATGAAGTCTGCTGTTGCTGGTAGACCGAAGGATTCGGAGGTGTCTTCGAGTCCCACATCAGACGATGTGAAGCCTGTACGATTTGTCTGCGTGGCCGTAAAGATAGGTAAGTTATTTTCAACGGCAAGTCCTCTCAATTCTTCTGCGATTGCCTTTACAAGAGTATAACTATTTACCGTACCACCCATTTTCATTCTGGATGAAATACACAAGTTGAGATAGTCGATGTAAATGATATCAGGCGAAAACTTTTTCTTCAATTTCAATTCATTCAATAGATGACGAAAATGACCAGCACCCACAGAAGCAGTAGGGTACTCTTTGATTACAAGTTTGCCTTCAGTCTTTTTTCGCAGGCGATCAATTTTAGTATCGAATGCTTGTTTAGGATAAGTTTCTAATTCATTCAGTGGAATGTCGAGTAGATTAGCATCGATTCTTTCAGCGATGCGTTCTTCTGCAACCTCTAGTGTGATGTACAAAACGTTCTTGCCTTCCATCATGTTAGCGGCCGCGAAGTGGCACATCATCAGTGTTTTACCGACACCAGTACCTGCAAGTATTACATTAAGTGTTTTACGAGGCACACCACCGCGAGTGATCGTGTTGAACAGATCAATATCAAAAGAAGTTCGTTCTATCTTCTGGTGATAGAAGTCATATCGTTGTTCATAGTCTTCTAGAAAATCGTGTCCGATGTGTGTATCGAATGATACTGATAGAGCATCGGAGAGAATCTCAGGCAACGCGCCTTTGTCTTTCTCAGAGTTACCTTCAATCACTTGAATGGATTCCATGATAGCATTATAGATTGCTTTGTCTTGACACCACTTCTCAGTCTTTTCGGTTAACCACTCATTATCATCCTCAGAGTTGTTCAGACGATCGATTAAGTCTATACTGTAATCATAGTTGTCTTGATTGACACTCAGATTATCCAGTTCAATCTTCATGGCATGTTTGGTAGGCGGGTTGTTGTAGTTTGTAAAGTAATCCAATATCAAACTAAAAACAGTCATGTTAGTTCGATTGAAATATTCTTTCTTTAAAAATGGTGATACGTTTCTAATATAGTTTTCATTATTTAAAAGATTTGAAAGGATCATTTCTTCCATATTCACTTCAGTCAATTTGTTCTCCTTGATACTTTGTATGTACTCACATAGTATAACACAGATAGACCCATCTAGTAAATACTTTTTTTCATGAAGTCATTGCCTCATAAAACACTATACCAGTACTGATGGTGCAGATTACCATAATTGTAAGAACCATAATCATAAATAAGGTGTGGCCGAAGTTCATCATAATCTTTCTATCTTATAATATCTATATCTGTTGCGTTGGTATTCCAAGTTTCGACAACTGTTCGCAATCTGTTGTCACGTTTCAGAGATTCGTATCGCGTGGTTGCCTTTTTCTTCCACCACTCTGTCACGCCCTCTAATGAGAATCGATCATAGTTGTCCATCTTGACGATTGTATCAGTTTTCATATTTAGATAATCTGCTACCGATGTTTTATCATATCCATATGTACAGAAGTATGTACGTTTCTTCTCAGTTAGTTTCGTGGCTGATATCATTGTGTTACAGAACTTTTGATACGCATCATTATCTTTTTCTTTCAAAGATTTTTTGATGATTGAAATCATTGATGTATTGCGTTTTAGTTTCTTGGAGGTTGCGTCAGGAGAGATTAGATGTATGCCAGAATTCTTTTCTACAAACCAATTGTAGAGAGAACGATATCTGTCATCATTTAATCCTGGCGCAAAGTTAGAATCAGTTAATCCTACATAACGTAGAAAGGGTTTCATGCCATCATACTGTGATCCTACCTTAGTAGTTCCGTAGAGTGATGTAGTCTCAAACATACAAATATCTGATCCGTATTTCTCATTGATCATTTCACGTACATAGTGAGAACAACAAATACTTGCCAACAATTTGCCGCCAAGATAGTTGAAACCAAAAGGCTGCGTAGGAACAATTACAAATCCCATGATAGCAGAAGAATTGAAACGACTCATCACTTCTTTACTATGTGTGTCGAGTACTTGCCCTAGAAACTGATTACGTGGTTTGCTGTTGATGGTTGGTGAACCCAATCGAATCATGCCTATGAGTTTTTTAGTATTTCTTTCAAAGACACCCAGCAAAATACATTTGCCAGGTATACTCATTTCATTAACATGCGATGATGTGATCTCAAGATATGTCGCGAATCTTTTAGAGTCGATAATTACAACATCAAACTCCATGTCATTCGGGTGCATATCAAACGAATCGAATAGATCAAACTCTGGACCTAGACCAGGCAGCGAAGAAGGTAAAGACTGTATACGTTCCATCTTTATCTTACGCATGTATTCATCAATTCGATTTATGTCACTGAAGAAGTCGTTATATACGCCAGCAGCATAGTGTGCATCATTTAGTTCTAACATCATGCCTCTTCAATAAACTCATCTATTTCTTCGTCTGTGATAATATCATTATGTGAGATTTTATATTTGGCCTCAACGTACTTAGCAAAACGTCCATCATCCAGTATAGGTTGCCAGAAATCTTTAGTGTCAGTATCTTTGCTGCGGAACTTCTTATCTTCTGCCGCACCCGTATCAAGATCAACACGAGAATACCAACCGTTGCTTGGCTTGATTACAAATCCACCAGAGAGTGCAATGTCTAACAGTCCAGACCATTTGCTGATACCATTCTCCCATGTTACGTTGATAGGAATCTTAGACTTCTCTTTCACATATCGAGACTTCTCTACATTGATAATAAAGTTATAACCCGTGATTTCAGTACCAGTCTTTTCTTGTTGACGACCGATGATGTAGATGTTGTCGGCGCTGTAGTATGAACCTGTGCCGCCACCAACAATTGCTTTTGGAAAAAGACCTATCTCCATATAGGTGTGGTTCACGACTATCATAGGAATATCTTTCATTGTTAGATGCGGTGTGACCATACGAAACAATGACTTGATCTGTTTTGCGCGAGTCATATCACCAACAGACTTTTCATTCAATGCATCGTCTACTTCTTTCTTTGATGCGAGGTTCCCGATCGAATCAACAATAATGATTACCTGATCACCGCGTTCGAGTTGATTGATCTGTTTCATTATATCAAATTTCAGTTGCTCGACATCAGTAATTGGAGTATGAAGAACACGATCCATATCAATTCCGAAAGAGGTGAAATATGTCTGTGGAGTACCAAACTCGGAATCATAAAACAGCAGTGCTGCTTCTGGATATTTGTCCAAGTATGCCTTAGCCATTAAAAGACTGAAGGCAGTTTTAAAGTGTTTAGAAGGTCCTGCCCACATTGTAAGACCGGGAGTCAGGCCGCCGTCAAGTTGACCTGAGAGTGCCACGTTCACGATTGGAACGCTGGTGGGTATCATATCTTTTTCATTAAAAAATTTTGACTGGGAAAGTACTGCGGTTTCTTTAATCGTTGAGTTTTTCTTCAGTTTGTCAAGAATAGACATCATATATCTCCATTGCAATTGTTATACCATAATACTATAAAAGAGATTGAATGTCAAGACAGATTATGACCTTCTCTGTTCGGTAGTATGACATCAACATCTCTCATAATTTCTGTGCCAGTCATCGCTGTGATTTTCTTGCGATGTTGTAGACCAACGTTACCTGCGAGAATCATAACAATGGCCAAAGGATCGAATACACATACAAGTAATATAATGATCCATCTAACGGCGTTGTCAAAATGGTCAGACGCATTATCTTTACCATAAACTAACTCTGCAATATATTTGAGTGGTCCAATTTCTGCTGCGAGTTCAAGAGTTTGTTTGAGTAGAGGTTGTAACTCGTCCTGTAGTATTTCAATCTTATCATACGCAGAGTCGATTGCGGTATTGACTCTCTGCCTTTCTTCTGATTGCTCACTTCGAACCGCTAGAGCGCCATCTGGTCCACGAATGCGGTCATAATCTTGTAGGATTCTTACTGCTCCATCGAGTTGCGCCAAGACCTCTTCAGAGTCTTTAATGATAGCATTTTGTCGATCAATCTTTCGTTCGACATTATCAATTCTAATTTCATTATTACCACCTTGCATAATAGTCTGATCAACGTGGGCCTTACTGAGGTATCCAAAGATTCCGAGAGACGTTATAAACACCAGTACAACTACTGCGGATACCATATATGATCGTATGAGAAAAGGAGCAATAGGCCAACATCGGTATATCCACGATGCAGCGACCACCTTCGATAACTCCAGTGTACTGGCCATTACAACAACCGACCAAAACGCACCCGCAAAGATAGTTGCGAGTCCGATAATTGAGAAATATCCGCCTACCGCGGTCAACAACAAACCCATCATCAAAACGAGATGACTGATATTCATTAGTCCTCCAATATAGACATTAATTTTAATTTAAATGCGTTAATTTTTTCAACACGATCCGGCCACAGGATATATTCTTTCTCTGGTGACTGTGCTAAATTATTTAACAGAGGTTGAATTGAGTTGTAGATAGTTTGTGCTTTGTCGCGCCACTGTTCCGCTTGTTTTTGCCACTGCTCGGCATGACCTTCTGTTTCCGTAACAGCTTGCTGTATCTGTTGAACCTCTTCAAGTTCATCACT